TACGATGTTATCGCCTGTATGAACCTGAACGGCGACTATATCTCTGACGCCCTGGCGGCGCAGGTTGGCGGTATCGGTATCGCTCCGGGCGCGAACATCGGCGACGAGTGTGCACTGTTCGAAGCGACCCACGGTACTGCGCCGAAATATGCCGGCCAGGATAAAGTGAACCCAGGTTCTATTATTCTGTCCGCTGAGATGATGCTGCGCCACATGCAGTGGTTCGAAGCGGCAGACCTGATCGTTAAAGGTACCGAAGGCGCTATCGCCGCCAAGACCGTGACCTATGACTTTGAACGTCTGATGGAAGGCGCTAAGCTGCTGAAATGTTCAGAGTTTGGCGACGCGATTATCGCGAATATGTAATCAGCGATCACTGATTGAAGACAGAAGGGAGCCAAGTGGCTCCCTTTTTTACGATCGTTCAAAATCTTTCCCCAAAACTTTCCCCAAAATTCCTCCCCAAAACTGGCTTAAAATCATACTGCTTTTTGACCTACAACGAGCCAGTCTTTACCCCGGTCATCGTTGTATTTATCCGTCATCTTTTTCGATTTGTGGCCCAGTAACTTCTGAGTATCTAGGCCCTGCTCCCGGTATAACCGTTCTGAAAGAGATCTCTGTTCGTGGAAGGTTGGGGCGCTTCCTTCATCCCATGCAAGACAACTTTTGTCCCGAGCTTTTTTAAATGTTGAAGTCAGAGTTTTCGTGGATACTTGATCACCACGGTTAGCCTGAGAGGTGGTATATCTGAAGTGGACCAGATATTTACTAACCACCGCATCTCTACATTTTGAAACAACATCGCGTAGCGAAATATCTAGTACTTCATTTCTTAGTGAGAGCGGAATGGCAAGACGAGTACCTGTTTTTTCCTGCACAATATGTAACATATCATCCCAAATATCGGTGAATTTCATATTACAAATATCACCTATGCGCTGGCCGGTTACTATTGCGAGTAACATTCCGCACTGCAAATATGGCTGTTGATGCTCAGCGCATTCATAAATAGTCTTCCATTCCTCCAGTGATAAACGTTGTCTAGTAATTTTGTTTCGAGGTTGCTTCGTGGCCTGGGCAGGGTTATAACCTGGCGGAACATGTCCAGCATGCTGTGCCTCTTTAAATACATCAATTAATACCATGCGAACAATTTGAGCCATTCTATTATGACCCTCTGCCTTAACCGCATCTGTTATTTCAGAAATATCTAGTGCTGAAATGTCTTTCAGATATTGCATGCCGCAATGCTCACGAAAAAGCCGGATAGGTTTAGCTTTTTGCCTAAAAGAATTTGGTCGAAGTTCGTTGTGTTTCAACCTTTCCTCCTGCACGGATTCATATTTATCAAGCCATGCTGTCACTGTAATGTCCGCGCGGTTTCCTTTCATACGCGACAGACGCTCGTTAATACTAAGGATCTGCCTAGTTCGCTGCTCTGCAATGATCGTGTTTGCTTCACTTGCCACCTGCTTTGCCTCAGCTTCATCTGTGCCGAGGCTATGAAAACGCCCAGAAATAGGGTGTTTGTATTGCCAGTAAACCTTACCGGTGCGTTTATCAAGCTTGCAGTACAGGTTTGGGATAGAGATTTTATGAGTGCGCGGTCTAGCTGCCATCGTTAATTATCCGTCTCAATTTTGGGTTTACATTTATTGGAAGTTGAGGTTCAGCAACTACACCTATAAAACGAGCTTCTCTGTCAACCATCCAGCGCCGTCCAACTCGCATTGGTGGTGGCGCTATCATTTGACCTTTAGCGTATTTTTTTAATACTCGCTCGCTAGGGGCTTCACTACCGAATTCATCTTTCGCCCATTCGAGTAAAGAGACCATACGTGACATTTTTTCTCCATACACCGGCTGCACCCGGTTATCGAATATTATAAGCACATGACGAACAACCACTGCGTAGCCCGTCAATACAGGTTTTACATAACGGGTGATCTTTATGTTTACCTGTATTTAGTTGGTGGATAATTTCCACAGGAATAAGCACTGGTAACGGAACATGAAGCGAATGTCTGCGTAGAACTGACAGTTCGATTGCATGTTCAAGGGCTATGGCTTTCCAGTCATCTGCCTCTGCTTTATACCAGGCTAGATCCTCACGCATACTGCGCCAACGCCGGCGTTTAAGTTTGCTGGGCATCAGTCTTAATCCTCATTTTCGAAATTCGTCCATTCCATATCATCAGGAATGCCAGGACTAAGCAGCGGATTAGTTGCAGCCAACATTTCACCAGCTGCACCGCGACGCTGAGCTCGGCGCAGAACTTCGTAAATTTCGAAAACTTCTGTGCGCTTGTCACCGATATCAAGCTCACATGCCAGAGTATGAAAATCTGTAGTGAGAGCCTGAAGCCTTTGAAATAATTCGGCTTTACTCACTTTTCACCTCCCGCTGGGCGGCTGCGAAGTGATTAATGGCCTTATCCCAGATTTCTTTGATGGTGGTCCAGTCAATCGGCATGGTGCTCGTCCAGGTTCCCTCGCCGCTGCAGTCGTCGCACCCTTCACCAAAACACTCATGGCATGTCAGCGTATATTCAAGATTGAATTCCCCGAGAAGCGCTGCTTTTGCACCGTTCTCAGCGGTTAGCCTCATCGGCACCATCACGTACCCCTCTGGAATTACCGGAGAGTTGCTTGACGGGTGTTTGATTTCAGAGCCGGGAGCTGCGTCAGTGTTGGGCTGAATGCTTGATGGATGGTTGAGCATGGCGGCGCGGCAGGCGTTCCAGCCCTTCACCTCGGCGATGGCAGCTACTGCATCAACGGCGTACATGCTCAGTGTATTTGGCATTGGTTTTTCCTCTGGCACTACCGGCTGCTGCGCGTGGCGATAGAGCGGCTGGGCGGTTACGCTGCCGCGAGTCTCGCGTTGTTCTTCCGTGTATCGCCAATAGCCTTCGGCATCGTCAGACCAGCGCCAACGCCACCCCACTGGCTCGCTGTCCATTGCGGCCAGCGCCATGCGGGCCAGTTCCTCAGCCTCTTCCGCTGGCAGCATTACGTTGCTTCCAGCACCGTAGGTTTCACGCCATGATTTAATTTTTTCCAGCCGTTCTCTGGTTAACTGATTATTTGTCATTGGTTGGCTCCTTCAAACATCATGCCGCCATCGCAATCAGGGCACTTCCCCGAATCAACATCGTTATCGTCATAAAGGCGACCATATAAACAGTTACCTGCGCGGCACTTCAGCGCCTTCGTCTTTTCGGTGGCACGAATTACACTCCCAAGCCTCTCCAGATATCCCCTTTTAATCAGTGATTCAGCCATAGCACCAACCTTTACTGGCAGTATCTTATCGCCATCCCAGACACCATCTTTGCGGCCTGGCCAAAGATGAATTTCCCAGTCATAAATGACAGCCGGTTTGATATATTCGCGTTCGCGCTTGTTAAGTGGCTTATCCATCTACTCAGCCTCCTCAATGCCTGCAGCCAACATTGCTGCATCAACATCACCTTTCAAATAAACGGCCATGCGCTCACCTGAGATGGTGATGAACCCAGGGCGCGGCAACTTCACAGTGCGGGACTTCAGCTCGGCGATGCGGTCTGCTTGCTTGCACAAGGCCTGAGACAAAAGAGCAATCAGCTCATTGTTTGAGTTAGTCAGATTGTGCCAGTCGGCGTCATCAGTGCAGAACGCATCGACAACTTCGCGCCATTGCTTCTCGCCTGCCTGCGCCTTCTCCAGTGCCTCTACCAGCGCATCAACATAGCCAGCGGCACGGAGGGCAAACTCCGTGATCGATAACTCAGCGTCAGTTTCTTTCCCGTAGCTTTCGCACTCCGACACAACGGCAAAATAGTCAGAATCAATTTCGTTATCTGCCAGGTGGCGTAGCAGGTCGGCTGTCTGCTGCCCGTTTGCAATCAGCAGTTCGTTGCGCTGCGCAAGTTCGGTGATATCAGTTGTCATGCGGCACCTCCTGCTTTAGCGCTGACAAACCTGCTGTCGTAATTGAGTATCCGCAGCTAGTGAGGGTAATCAGCCCCCTTCTCTGTAGCGCTTTGAGTGATTGCCGCCAGGTTGCGTAGGGACGCTCACCGGAAGCTATTACTGAAAGAATCTCGAGTTGCTTCGTGTTTAGTTTGCTCATTTGTCGTTCCCCTCGCGCAGCTGCTTCACGTGTGAATTAGCCAGGGAAAGGTAAGCCAAAGCTGACACTACTTCGCTTTCATCAAAAATCTTATGCACGGTGTTGGATACGAACTCCTCCACCCCATCAGCCTTAATCCCGGCTACGATGCGATCGGTTGCGTGGGTTTCGTTCAGCACCCCAATGATTAGCTTCTCCCATTTGTTGAAATATACCCCGCCCGGGCGTCCAGCCATTAACTGACGAAGCAGGTCACGCATATTCCAGTTCTCGGCGATTAACTGCTTCAGCCCCGCATTCTCCGCAGCCAGCTGATCACGCTCAGCACGTAATTTCTCGACCTCAGCGACCAATACTGCGTTACGCTCTGCCAGTTGGTTAAGTGTTAATCCGTCGTTGCTCATACAGCCTCCCCGAGTACCCAGCGCAGAGCATCAGCGTATTCACCGTTGGCAGCTTCGAGGGCTTTTGTGATTTCTTTGCGAGTTTTAAGGCGCGGTTTCTTATCGCCGAGGACCTGGCGCTGACGACGCGCTTTTTCATGACCGGTAGTGCCAGCGGTCGCCGCTTCGACTTCGGCTACCTTTTCCCGCTGTTCTTCGGGTTTCAGTGATGCCAGTTGCCGTGCCTGGGTAACGGTCACTGCGCCGGACTCTACCGCGTCTTTGACTGCCTGAGTGGCATCCAGAAGGGATAGCGTAGCGCGTACAGTGGGGACACTGACGCCGAACATCAGCGCGAGGTCTTCCTCGTCATGCCCGCGCTCCAGCGCATCAGCCATCTTTTTGGCCCTGCCCAGCGGTGTGTCGGCCTGGCGGATTTCGTTTGCGCTGACCATTGCCTGTGCCATGCGAACAGCAGAACCGCGTTTAGTGACAGCCGGAACCAGCAGCGGAGTTTTACCCTCTTTGGCCAGGCGTCTGTTAGCCTCCAGGGTATGACGGACACGCTGACGGCCATCAACCACGCAGGAGTATCCAGTTTCCGGGTCTTTCCAGACAATAATCGGCTCCGGAACACCCTGGTCTATGATGTTCAGCACCATGGCTTCACTGAGAGGTAAGTGAATACGTTCATCGTAAAGCAGGTGAGCCTTGTCAGTGACAATATGCAGATTTTCCGGCTCGAACATCAGAACGTTTGTCTTGCCGCTGGCGCCATAAGCATCGATCGAGTTTTTAGCCATTTCTGTTTTCCTCGCTCAGGTTCGCTATCATCGCGGCCATAGCGGTGTTCTGGTCCATTGCCTCTGTAAGGGCGACAAAGGTCACATCCAGCCTTGACGCTATGTCTTGCATTAATTGGGCTGCTGCTGGTGGTAGGTCAGGTGCCGTAGCGTACGCTGCAGCAACCAATTCTTTCACTTTCACGTGTGGCATTAGCGCCGCTCCATCAGTTGGTTAAAGCGGTTCATGAACATGCCGTAAGATTGACCAGGGCGGACGGGATTAATCACAAATTGGTCGGTGGGAATAATGCCTTCGAGCATCGGCCAGTGGGTGCCGTCGTCGATTTCAAAGTCGCGACGTTCGCTGGCCAGCATCACAAGGTCGGCATACTTCACGGTCGGGTGCTGCTCAGATGGAAGGCCAAATTTTTGACGGATAGCAGCATCAACCCGATCCTCAATGGCGCGGTAGTCCGGGAGCAGGCGTTTAAGCGGTGCTGGAATATCCTGCAAATAAGCCTCTGCGGCATCGTGCAGCAGTGCTTGAAGTGCAAACTCCTGTGGTACCAGGTGGCTGGTTAACACGCTGTGCTGACCGACGCTGTAGAACTCCGGAAGATGGCCAGCAAAGCGGCAAATATTCGAGAGCGCGTTAGCGATATCTTCGATCTCAATGGCATCCAGCTGGATAGCGAGATAGTTAAAGTGCTTGCCTGTGAACGTTTGTATAAAGCTCATCGTATTTCTCCATTTAATTGCGCTCTGCACAGCGCTGATTTTTGGGTGTAGGAATCCCTCGCCAGGTGGCGATTAATTGCAGGATTACGCTTTAATAAATCCCCGCAACGACGGGGATTTAATGGAGAGCAATCAGGCTTTGAAGTTGCCGATAAAGGTTTCTACCGGCTTGCCGTCGAACTTGCCAACCAGCAGATCACGGAACTCATTGGCGATCGCTTCTTCCTGGGCCTCCAGTTGGACAATACGCAGAACGAAAACCGGGTCGCTACTTTTCAGCAGACTGTTGCGCAGACTGAAACGACGTTCGCCCAGGCCTTCATAGGGTACACACTTAAACTCAAACGCGACCGGCATAACATCTTTACTGCTGGCTTCGATACTTTGCATCAGCGATTTTTTGCCGCTGAAATCACCGTCTTCATGATCGGCGGCATTAGTTTGCTGGATAGTGACACGGCGAACCGCCTGCGCTGCCTGTGCAATTTTCATTGTCTGTCCGTCAGCATCGAACGCAGTGAGATAGTCGCTCCAGTCTTCGAGCCATTCGGCGATTTTCTTCTGATTAAGGTGATCGCCGTTGATCGACAGTAACGCGCGGAAGGGCGCTGTCTTCTTAAGCTTGATCGAGGCGACGTTATCAGCGTGGCCTGGGTTGTCCAACGTGCCGATATTGAAGATAGAACGAGCCAGCATGTTATCGGCATCAATAAAGCAACGTGCTTTTTCTTCTTCCTGGGCATAGGCGACAGAATAGCGAACGAAATCATCAATGCTGGTTGTGTCCATGGCGCCACGGAAACGAAAGCGCTCAAAAGCAAAACGCTCCAGGCTTTCAACGCTTGTATTTTGAGGTAACAGGGCGGTTGGGCAGGCCAGGCCGGGGATATCGTTCAGGTGATAACCGGAAAGCACCAGGTCTTTGACTTGCTGAAAAGTACCGCTGTCTAACTGAGACATAAAAATTCCTTATTAACTGATTAGCGAAGTGGTATCAGTGAATTTGTGCGGGCGGATCACTGAGCCGCTTTAAGCTTTCCGTCCACCGTGCCGGTGATACCGAAGAGTTGCCCCTGATCCTCCTGCAGGATAGTGAGCTTGCCGCCTTTGTTAACCCACATTGGTGTTTCGGTGGTGTCCTCTTCCGACGCTTTGCCGCGGGGAGTAGGGGTGCTGTAGTTCAGCTTGTGCTTAATCTTGACGCGCTTCTCTTCAACAGAGTTGCCCATACGCTCAAAATCAAAGGTGAGGACTACCTTGCCTTTGTTGCCGTTATTCAGAACGCCGAGTGCGGTGGTATTAAGAGCCGCCGCAATCTTGTTCATGAATACGCCGGCGTCCAGTTCGCCCAGGAAATCAGGCACGACTGTCATGCGATCATTACTCATGGTTTTACCCTCTCGAAAGGCGGCTGCCACCGCCGGGAATTTCTCCGTACACAACACAGAAGAGCACCTGCGGTTAGGACGCCGCCCGGGTGGATTGGGTAATGAGCCCGTCGCCCGGTGATGCTCTTGTGTATTGTGTAAAAAGGGCGGTTATCCATCAGAACGTTATCCTCTTCCTCCTTTGGATAGTGGAAAACGGATAACCGCCAAGACTACACACAGCACAGTTAACTAGGTTGTGGCGGTGGTGCCTCCACCTGCCGGGTTAAGCCATAACCGGCGACGTACACTGCCCGGAAACGCATTCCATGAACGGGTTGGCTCGCCACGTGCGCATAGCCGCAATTACCACAACGAAGAGAGCACTGCCGGTGCCCGAATCGAACGGACCTTTTCCCTGCCCATCACCAGATATAGAACTATCCTGGCGTCTGGAATCGAACCAGACTCTGTGCCTTGCTCGTCAATGCCCTCATCGTTGTGTCCCGGACTCTTCCCGGGCGTCACACCTTTTCGCCGCGCTGGTGGGGCGCACGTCGTGCCTGAAACACTTAGCTTGCACATTTCCGGTTGTTCTGAGAGCGCATGGATCAAGGGAACTCTCAGGCCGCTAACGCTGCATGTGCCATACAACGGTTGCGAATATTGCCGTTCACAACTGGAAGCGCACTCCTTCAGTTACAAACCAGTCCCCACGACCGATGGAAGATGGAATGCGCTTTCATGTTGTGTGCCTGCTTTTACCCACATCAGGCGAGGTGGATCCTGGTTATTCCCCAACAACAAGGATTCGGTTAATCTGGATATCCCCAACAACATGATGAGTATTCATAGTGATAGCTGAACTATCCGCGGCTATGACCGCGATAAAGGAGACTGCGGGTCTTGCAAAAGTCATTAATGACGCGAAAACTGATGCTGAAGTTAAAGCTGCAACTATTGAGCTTCAGAACAAACTAATCACCCTCCAAGCTGAATGTTTCTCTCTTGGTGATGCCATCCGTTCTCGTGACGAGAAGGTAATGCTTCTCAAAGCAAAAATTGCAGAGTTTGAAGACTTCAAAAGCCAAACCGAAGGCTATGTTCTGAATAAGTTTGATTCTGGTTCTCTGGTGTATTCCAAGAAGCAGATTGTGGGTGATACGGAAATAACCGTGCATCTTTGTCCACATTGTTTTGCTGCAAATAAAGTATCCATACTGCAACCTCAACAGGTGAGTATGTATGCGAGTTTCAATCAAAGCAGATGTCCCTCCTGTCAGAATGTGTTTGATACAGACTCTGCACCTCCAGCCAGTTACTGATGTTAAAGATATCCAGATTGTTAAAGAGCGAAGCGTCCTATGGGGCGCTTTTTTGTTGCATCAAGTATCTTCGGGCGGGGCGCCGGCGACCAACCGGCTCAACCCCTACAGTATTAATCCAGGAATACTGGACCCCCGACGCCGTGGGCTAAACGGCTGCTGTGTGTCGGGTGAGTTTCTGTTGCTGGTGGTCAATCCAGCCCCGCAACCCCTCCCGAAGATACCTGTGGTCATTAACTTGCCTTGGCCGGCAGGCCGAGGATGCTGCGCATTTCTTTCTGAGTGCGAATAGCTATGGCTATCGTCAGATCAATATCCCCGCGGTAAGCTGTGCCATCTTCACAAATAATAAGAGTGATTGATTTTTGGCCTTTCTTGCTTACCTCGAAGCGATGCGCTTTACGGACTACATGACAGCCGTTTGCTAGTGCGTCCTTGATAAGGTTTTCAATGCCTTTGCTCGCCATGATCTGTTCCTATTTGGTTTATCTGTTAGCGAATCATCCCGGTCTTCATATGCCCCGGGCGGCTACTTCGTGGGCGTCCTGCCTATTCGCTGTTGATGGATTAATAATACAGATAAAACTGTTAATGAGTCAACAGTCAAAACTGTATTGAGTGATGAACTATACTAAAAAAACTGTAATTTATTGTTTTTTATGAAACTAAAGACGTAAAAAAACCGGCGCCGGCCGGTTCATGTGAGGAAGGATTTACCTTTTTCGCCTGTAAATTCTATGTTCGACCATTACGCCGATAATTTTCAACGGGCGTTCAGAGCTATTAATGGTGGGGTAGTCGTCATTAAGGGGGACCAGTTCATATTGCTGGCGGCCTGAAATATCGGTAAATGTAGGACGGTACTTTTTAAAAGTAGCCTCATTTTCACCATTTTTAGCAACAACAAACTCGCCCGGAACGGGCTCTAACTCGGGATCAACAATGATAATGTCGCCTTCTTTAAAGTCAGGCTCCATTGAATCACCTTCTATCCTTAGTGCAAAAGTAAACTCAGAAATATCAAGGTCAGTCATGATGTATTCGAAGCTACCATCAAATGCATCAATAGGGTGTTTTTCTGCTAACGCCCCAGCCTGGACGTAACTGATCAAAGGTACTTTCCTTGAATTCACATCGGCCAGAGCCATGAAAGGCCCACCGTTCATCAACCATGTTGGGTCGCACTTAAGTGCTTTGCTTATTCCTACTATGTTGCGAGGCTTTTTAGTTTTTCCATCCTCAATGCTGGCCCATGATTGTTGCCTTATTCCTGCCTTTTCAGCTGCTTGCTCTTGAGTAAGACCAAGTTCGATTCTTTTTTGTTTTACGCGTTCTGCAAGGCTCATAGCTCCTCCATTCCCATGGCCTCATGGTCACAGTTTAAACTGTGATTGACAAACAGTAGTATCTGTTCAAAAATACAGATAAAACTGTGGAGGTGTTATGGGATCAATTTCTCAAAGATTAAAGAATAAACGTGAAGAGATGAATCTCTCACAAGCGCAATTGGCTGAATTGGTCGGAATGACCCAGCAGTCATTACAAGCGATCGAGGCGGGTTTAACAAAGAGGCCCCGTTACATCATTGAATTGTCTTCAGCCCTGCATTGCGATCCTCATTGGTTGCTCTATGGCGAGGGTGCTAATGAGAACGATAGCGCTTCAGGGGTGTAACAGAAACCACAGAGGTAGGGGGTAAGCCGTGGGTATAGAACCAGAATGGAAAGTTGATAAGCAGCCGGCTTGGCTGGTAGCTGCGATTAAAAAAACGATCACTGATTTGGACGGGGGGTATGCAGAAGCAGCTGAATGGCTTGGCGTTACTGAAAACGCATTGTTTAACCGCTTACGTGCCGATGGTGATCAAATTTTCCCTCTCGGCTGGGCAATGGTTCTACAGCGTGCTGGTGGGACGAATCATATCGCCAATGCGATAGCGCGCCACTCGAACGGGGTCTTTGTGCCGCTGGCAGACATTGAGGATGTGGACAACGCCGATATTAACCAGCGCCTGATGGAGTCTATCGAGTGGATCGGAAAGCACTCACAGTATCTCCGTAAAGCTACAGCTGACGGTGTTATTGACCAGGCAGAACGCGAGCAGATCGAGGAGAACAGTTATCAGGTGATGGCGAAATGGCAGGAACATTTGACATTGCTTTTCCGTGTCTTTTGCCAGCCAGAAAAGAGTGACGCCCGCGAGTGTGCAGCTCCGGGCGTCGTGGCGAATAAATCTTTGTGTATGGAGAAATAATCCGCATGAGCAATTTAATCGTAAATCTTCAATTACCGCAACTACGGATGTACCCGATCCCGGGCGTTTCGTCGTTTCGGTATGAGCGCATGGTATGCGGTAAATGGGTCGAGTGTAACCACAGTCGGGCACGCGGAGTTGTGGGGGTCTTTAACCGGAGGGCTAAAGCGTTATGCGAGAAGTTAACCGGAAGTTCAAAGACCACTATGGCAATCCAGTCAGAGTTATCCGCTGGGAGCCTGAGACACGTCGCGTCATCTACCTGCGGGAAGGCTATTCCCACGAGTGCTTTAGCCCACTCGATCAGTTTCAACGCAAGTTCAGGGAAGTAGAGGGTAGCCATGAGCAGTAAATTACACGGCCTCGTATGGGAAGCATGCGCTTTCAAAGGGCTGATAATCTCAGAAATAGCGGTCATGGCTCGCCTGGCAGATTTCAGTAATGACGAAGGTGTGTCATGGCCAGCGGTAACCACTATTCAGCGACAGATCGGCGCCAAGAGCGAGAATACTGTCCGCAGCGCTATCAAAAAGCTTCAGGCTAAAGGCTGGCTGAAGAAGCAGGAACGGCGCGTGGGCGGAAAGAATAATTCGAACGTTTATAAACTCAATGTGGACATGCTTGAACGTGCAGCAGCTGAAGCAAAAATCTTCTACGCAACGCCACGTGAACAATCAAAATTTGATGCCTCAGAATTTGAGGGTTCAAAATTTGAGGGGTCAAATTCTGATGCCTCAAATAATGGGTCTGTACCCCCTCAAATATTGCGGGAGGACCCCTCAATGGTTGAAGGCGATCCGTCATTAGATCCGTCATTAGATCCGTCATCTAAAAAACCTTCTTGTCGGGCTCCTGCGGAACCCGAAGATAAGCCGGATCCTGAAGTTGTTATTACCGATAACGCGATCGAAGTTCTGGCACACCTGAATCTGGTCAGCGGTTCCCGTTACCAGAAATCTAAGACCTCGCTGGAGAACATTCGCGCCCGCCTCCGCGAAGGCCATACCGTTAGCGACTTGAAACTGGTAATTGACGTCAAGCATGAGCACTGGCATGGCAACGACGAGCAATACCAGTACATGCGCCCCGAGACACTTTTTGGCCCTAAAAAATTCGAGGGATATCTGCAAAGCGCTATCCGTTGGGATGCTAAAGGCCGCCCGCCAAGGGAGTCGTGGGACAAAACCAGACCGCGGGATGTTAATTCAATTAGTCCAGTACAAACCACGATTCCACGGGGGTTCCGGGGATGAACATAGCCAAGTCGATCTTTGAATTTATTGAGAAGAATCCAGGCAAAATGCTGCGCGATATAACTGCGGCATTTCCTGAAACCAAACCGGTAACAGTGAAGAGCGCTGTTCATCGCCTGTACTACGACGGGGAACTTGCCAGCGTTGAAGTTACTGGTGGGTTTATCTACTTCGTTGCGGGATCCATCGATATTGAAGAGTACCTGCCTGGTGGGCTTTCGGGGGAGATTCTTGCCCTTGAAGCGACAGCCAAAAAGCTGGAAGAGAAACGCTATTACCGCCGTGCGGCGACGGTATGGCAGCAACTTTGTGACAGCAACTGTACGGCTAAAGCAAGAGAGCGATACCTGCGTCTTAAGAATGCTTCTGTTCGAAACGCCAGAAACATGAATGATTCTGCCGGGTCATGCTATCTGGCCGGAAATTACTGCGGAGGTGACTTGTGCTCCGATTGAAGAAGATTTTGATAAGTCTCCGGCGCCTTGTGTGTTTGCATCACTGGCGTTACTGGTGGCAGCACGACGTTATTTTTCGCAGAAAATATGCACTCCTCAGAGATGACCTTTTCAGCTTTGATCGCCGTTACTGGTTACTGAGAGCACTTGTTCATGCTGATCAGCGCAGGGGAAAACTATGAGTCAGGAAGTACAAGAAGCTATGACCGCAGCAGAGCAAACTTTAACAAAAACCATCAGCGCTTATTGTCTGGCACTTGAGGAACAGCGCCAGCGTAATGCGCATTATTTGAAAGAGGTTGGCGATCAATGGCGGACACCAGATCTGCTGTTCTGGGGCATTAACGCTATGTTTGGCCCGCTCGTACTGGACCTGTTTGCAGACGACAGCAATACAAAATGTCCGGCATGGTATACCGCTGAAGATAATGCGCTGACGCAGGACTGGTCTGGTCGTTTGGTAGAACTCGGAGGAGCGGCCTTTGCTAATCCGCCGTACAGCCGTTCGCAGTACCATGAAAAACAAGCCATCACTGGCATGACTCATATTATGAACTATACCGCCGAACAGCGTGAAAAGGGTGGTCGTTACATTTACCTCGTGAAGTCAGCAACAAGTGAAACATGGTGGCCGGAATATGCCGATCACATCATGTTTATTCGTGGTCGTATTGGATTCGATCTCCCAACGTGGTTTGTGCCGGCCGACGAAAAGCAGAAGCCCACCAGCGCATTCTTTGCCGGGGCCATTGCGGTATTTGATAAGACCTGGCGCGGTGAACATTTTAGCTATATCGATCGCGTTGAGCTGGAAGCAAAAGGGCGCGCAAGTATGGCGCTGGCTGAGTTTGCTGCAGGAAAATTCCTGTCACCAGTTTCGCCAGTTCAGTCTCCTGAAGTGATCATCCCCGATGCTGTTGCATCATTGGCTGAGCCTGAATCCCGGATCTGGCCACTGGAAGTTGGACTCGTCTTTGGACAGGTACAAGGCGCAGAGGATCTGGAGTTCTCCCAGCAGAACAAGCTGAAGGCCCACATTAACCAGTTGTGGCTGGAGCGCGTGCCCACCAGCGAAATCATCACCGTTGCTGGTGGGCTGGTCGGCAGCATGAGGGGGACCGCTCATGCGTGAGATTATTGTCGATAATTTTGCTGGTGGCGGTGGCGCCAGTACAGGTATTGAGCTGGCGATAGGGCGTAGCGTTGATATCGCGATTAACCACGATGTTAACGCCGTTGCTATGCACCGCACTAACCATCCCGACACGCTTCACTATTGCGAAAGTGTGTTTGATGTATCTCCATTAGCCGCTACCAGTGGCAAGCCTGTCGGCCTGGCATGGTTCTCGCCTGACTGTCGTCACTTTTCTAAAGCGAAAGGTGCTAAACCAGTAGAGAAAGCTATTCGAGGGCTGGCATGGATCGTCATTCGTTGGGCGCTGGATGTTGGCCCGCGAGTCATGATGCTGGAAAACGTCGAAGAGTTCAAAACATGGGGTCCGTTACTCGCGGCAGAAATGCGACCGGATCCGGCACGCATCGGTGAAACTTTCAATGCATTTGTCGGGATGCTTACCACCGGTATTCCAGCAGATCATCCTGCACTGGTGGAGTGTTGCGAGTTTCTGGAGTTTTCACCGGATAGCGAGCAGGCCAAGCGCTTAATTGCCGGGCTGGGTTATGTCGTCGATTTTCGCGAGCTGCGCGCCTGCGATTATGGCGCGCCGACCATCCGTAAGCGGTTCTTCATGGTGATGCGCCGGGACGGGAAACCGATAGTCTGGCCGGAAGCCACGCACGGGGATCCGAAGTCTGCCGCCGTGCTGGCGGGCCAGCTGGAGCCATGGCGTACAGCTGCGGAATGCATAGACTGGTCAATCCCCGCGCCGAGCATCTTCGGTCGCAAAAAGTCACTGGCAGAGAATACGCTAAAACGGATTGCCCGCGGCATTCAGCGCTTTGTTATCGAAAGTGCTTCGCCATTCATTGTGAAGTGCAATCACACAACGACACGTGGCAAATACGACTGTTTCCGGGGACAGGCGCTGGACGATCCGCTACAGACGATTACGAAAACCCACGGCTACGCAATTGCGGTACCTCATCTGACAAAATTCCGAACCGGAGCTACCGGGCAGGAAGTCACCGATCCGTTGCCGACAGTGACCGCCGGCACGTCCAGGCGCCCGGACGGGAATGGTCACGCTATGGGTATTGTTGAAGCAGAGCTGGCTCCGTTCCTGGCTGGCAATGGCGGCAGCGAGTACCAGGCTAAACCACGCCCGCTCGATAAACCCGCTCACACCATCATGAAAGAATCGCGCGCCTGTGTCGTCGCTCCGGTTATCGCCCGGCAGTTCGGCGCCAGCATCGGACACCGTGCCGACGAACCTAGCGCAACAATCACCGCGGGCGGCGGCGGTAAATCGCAACTGGTATCCGCATTCCTGGCGAAACACTATGGCGGGAATTATCAGGGCGCCGGTATTGACTTGGATGAACCAGCTCATTCAGTTACTACCGTCGATCATCATGCGCTGGTTACTGCTCAGATTGTTGGTGTTGGCGGTCGCGCTGGGCAGAGCAGGCCACGTGACGTTAGCGAGCCATTGCAAACCATGACGACAAAGGCTGATGCCGCAATGGTTACGTCTCATCTGATCAAGCTCCGTGGTACATGCCGCGATGGCCAGCGCACTGACGAGCCGATGCCGACTATCACTGCTGGTGGCCAGCACGTAGGCGAGGTTAAAACGACTCTGGCAGTCGAGGACTATGACGAAGAGCGAGCGCAGCAGGTGCTGTCGTTCCTGCAGGAATACTGCGGAGAGGAATGCACCGGGCTGGTGGAAATCGGCGGAGTGACTTACCGCATCGTTGATATCGGCATGCGCATGCTGCAGCCACACGAACTTTACCGGGCGCAGGGCTTCCCCGAGTGGTACATCATTGACCAGGATTACCGCGGCGTGAAATACGCGAAAGATAAGCAGGTTGCGCGCTGTGGAAATGCCGTCCCGCCGCCGTTCGCCGAAGCGCTGGTTCGCGCCAATTTACCCGAAATGTGCGTGAACAGAGAGGAGCAGGCAGCATGACTTCCTTGACCTTAAGGCAGCAGGAGGTCCTGGACCTCCTGATCGAATATCAGCGTAAACATGGTTTTCCGCCTACAACTTACGAACTGACCGGCATGCTGGGGTGCCGGTCCCCCAATGCAGCAGCAACGCACCTCAAGGCGTTGGAGAAAAAGGGTGTTATCACAATCACCCGCGGGGTTTCTCGCGGTATCAGTATCACCCCTTCGCTGTTGGCCAGAGAAATATCGGTCAATCTCAACAGCATCGTAAAAGTGAAACTTAATGAAGTTTCCCTCAGACATTTGGAAAAACAACACGAGCAGAATCGAATCCAGCACCCGAGGATCTTCGGGGACTTTTCGCCCCCGATAACAGACGAAAATGGCTATACGTCAGTGACCCTGTGGAGCCTCATGTCTGACCTTGGCCCGCTCTGCTATTGCGGAGGAGATGTTCCGTTTGAGTTGAAAATAGTGCTGGAGGCAGAATGAAATTTATTCTTCCATTCCCACCCAGCGTGAACACCTACTGGCGGTCCCCAAATAAGGGGCCCGCAAAAGGTAAACACCTTGTCAGCGCAGCCGGCCGTAAATTCAAACATGCAGTACGGTCAGCGATCATTGAGCAACTGCGTGCAATACCAAAACCATCTACCGCGCCAGCAGCGGTAGAAATTATTCTCTATCCGCCAGACTATCGCCGGCGTGACCTGGATAATTTCAACAAGGCACTTCTTGATGCTTTGACTTATGCCGGTATCTGGGAGGACGACAACCAGGTTAAGCGTATGGCTATTGAATGGGGTGAAATCGTCGAAGGAGGTAGGGTAGAAATCACCATAGTCTGCTATCAAAAAGTGGTGGATACATGTACAGCTGTGGGTTGAAAGTTCGCCGATATGGCAGTAATGTCAAAGAGTGCAAACGAAACGGGCGTGCAGGCCCTTCGTCACATAAAAATGTATGGAGAAAGCTATGACTAACCACGTCATGGGTGCTGCTGCATCCAATAATCACACTTTTTTTGTTATTGATGGTATTTCTGTTCGTCGTGATGTCCTTGGTCGTTATTGCCTAAACGATCTCCATCGTGCTTCCGGCTCCCTTGACCGCCATAAGCCTGCATTCTGGCTCCGCAACGAACAAACTGCGCAATTGATAGGCGAGTTGCAAAATAGCAACTCGGATATTTCAGAACCTGTAAGTGTCATCCGCGGCGGAAATGAGCAAGGTACCTATGTTTGCCGTGAGTTGGTGTATGCCTACGCGATGTGGATCAGCGCTGTTTTTAATCTGAAGGTCATCAGAACGTTTGACGCGCTCCACACTGCTGGGGCTGCAACCGTCAATACCGATCGTATTCAAGCTGGCATAATCCTCCTGGAATCTGCAGCCAAAATGCTCAATCTCTCTAATTCGTCAAAGCTCGGGGCATATCAGAAGCTTCAGCAGGTAGCAGGGCTGCCTGATTTAATGCCTTCATATTCCATTGATGCACCAGCTGGCGCGCAGGATGGTTCCAGCAGACCAACGCTGTCTCTTAGCGCTTTGCTTAAAGCTAACAACATCAGAATGACCGCGAACCAGGCTTATCACCTTATGGCTGGTCACGGCATAGTCGAGCAGAAGGAGCGCCGCAGCCGAACGGGTATCAATGGCGTGAAAAGATTCTGGTCTGTTACGGCAAAAGGTTGTCTGTACGGTAAAAACATCACCAGCCCGGCAAATCCACGTGAGACGCAACCGCACTTCTTCGAATCGAAATTTCCTGAGCTTTTAAAGCTCATTGGCGTTGTCACGCAGTAAGGTGTGAACATGAGAATAACTCCCCCACACCTGCAACCAGTGCTTTCCAGGGTAAAGCGTTTTGTAGAGAGGCAACCAGAAGGCGCAACGCTAACCCACCTGACGCACAAAGTGGCGGCATACAGTGGGCTCAATCGCAAAGACAAAGAGACCCTGATCGAAATAATCCGGGAAAGCGGGATGCTCTGCGTGATAGATGATGGAAGGTCTACTACCTTGCACCACCCGAAATATGGTCACAAATCTGTGGCGCCTGTAATGACACCTCCTCAGCCGACGATGGAATGCAAAATGAATAAACAACTCGAAGTAACTCCGGAAGCATTACGTAAACAGGCTGACGCCTTGATCAAAGCGGCAGAGGAAGCGGAGAAAAAAGCCGGGGATCGTGCAGAAATTAAGAAACAGCTCGATCCCTTGAAGTTGGAGATTCTCCAGGCATATGGAATGGCCAGCAGGAAGTTTGACGAGTTCGTAGATGCTATGGCTGAAGTTGGGAAAGCCGTGCAGAAGCTTAAAGATCTGACTGTTTAGGGGGGATTGTGCGAGCATTGCTTACTCCGGAAATTGTGCCGCGCCTGGGCGTTGTTCTTTTCAAACCAGGCCGCGAATTGATGTCTCTCTTTACCGGCGGCCGTGTCCTGATAGAGCGTCAGCCAGAGAAGATGAAAACACTGCCCACTGGGCGGATCGCCGATGCACGTCAGCCCCTTGCAGAAATGGACATTCTGCGTTTTTTCATGAGGGATGAGAGGGTTATTAACGCAGCTGGTGGAATTAACGCTCTTGAGGCCTGGCTTCTACGACATGTCAGAGAGTGCCAGTACCCGCATTCCCACTATCACCACCATGAATTAGTGACTATGCGGCATCCGCCTGGCGCCATGGTTGTCTGCTGGCATTGTGATAATGAATTACGTGAGCAGACCACCGAAATGTTGTCAGAGCTGGCTTATCAGAATCTGGTTCAGTGGGTGATTGAAAGGGTGCTGATCAGCCTTGGATACAATAAGGAGCGCGAATTATCGATGGCGGAGCTCTGCTGGTGGGCTGTGAAATCCGGCATTGCTGACGCAATAACCGAGACGATGGCGCAACAGGCCTTAAGACTGCCTGATGAACCTTTCCTGTCCGTTTATAAGGATAGCGATATTGTCCCGTCATTTGCTGCAGGTGAAATCCTTCAGGATCTTGTTGAGGGCATAGACCTGGCGGACGCCAGCGTACTCATTGAGCAACCTCAGATTGAAAGTGAACCCATTCTGAGGCTTAGTGTCGATCCGAACAGCCCCGAATCATTTATGCGCCGCCCAAAGCGCCGGCGCTGGACCTGCGAAGTTTACACTCGTTGGGTTAAAACTCAGCCATGTGAATGCTGCAGGCAACCATCAGACGATCCACACCATATAATAGGGAATGGTCTGGGGGGAACTGGCACCAAGGCCCATGATCTCTTCGTGATACCACTGTGCAGAGTGCATCACGATGAATTACACGCCAATACATCAGAGTTCGAAAAGAAATATGGCACTCAGTTAGAGCTGTGGGCTCGTTTTCTGGATCGGGTAATGGGTATCGGCGTCATTGTAAAAGCTTGAGTGTATGGAGTACTGAGCATGAATATTGAATCAATTCCCAAATTTTTCGCGCCCAAAGGAATGCATATTTCCGATAGCGGTCGTGCAACCGCCAGCGAGCAACTCACTGTGACAGATGTAATGGCCGCACTGGGGATGACCCAGGCAGAGGCAGGAATAGGCCTGTCAATGTTTTTGGGTAAAGCTGGAATCAGCGAACACGACAGAAAGGCATCCGTCAGTTGGTTGGCTGAATATGCAAAATCAAAAGCGCCTCGATCGATAAGAAAAGCAGCAGGGAAGAAGTTCCCGCTGTGTATGCTGATAATAGCTCGGTTCGCTTATAACGACTATGCCTCGTCTGCAGCTGACAGCGTAGATTGCAGGAAGTGTTCTGGTTCAGGCTTCATAAAAAAAACCTCAATGGTGGAAAAAAGCCACTACACAATGAGATTACCGCAATGGGCAAAAGACCTCAGGCAGTCACCTTCGGATTTTGAAGTAAAACGTCAGGTGGAAGAGGTTGACCATGTTCTTTGCTTCAAATGTGGCGGCACCGGGAAAATCAGCAAGCGATGCCAGTGTGGCGGTACGGGAAAAACCCTGGACCGTAAAGAGTCAGAGCTGCAGGGAGTGCCTGTCTACAAAGTGTGTAAACGTTGTGAAGGCCGCGGTTATAGTCGTCCTAAGTCTTCAAATGCTTACAGGGGTATGCTCTCTGAGCTGCCTGGTCTGCCAGAACGAACCTGGCGATACAGCTGGAAACCTTTCTATGAAAGTCTTGTTACAAAATGCTTTGAGGAAGAGAGTTATACCGACTCACAGCTTAAACGTGTGACAAATGTGTCTGATTTGATAAATATCGCATAATTTAGCGACACGTTACTTGCAAAGTTGCCGCTTTTGTGTAATTTTATCTATAACGATGGGCTTTGTATGTTCAACGTTGATTAACCCGCCAGCGAGCGGGTTTTTTTATGGGCTAAAATCGATAAAATCTTCTTCTCTTTCAATTAGTTCTTGCTGGATACCGTCACCAGAGTTATCTGTATGTCACACCACTTATTTGAGGTAAAAGACATGCTAAATCAGCAAGATATGACGGAAACAGCCAAGGCTGTTTTTGATGAGTTAAGTGACAAACCGGCTACGGCTGGGGAGATTGCTCAGAATACTCACCTGAGCCGCGAACGCTGCCAGCTCATACTTACGCAGCTGGTAATGGCGGGGTTATCTGATTATCAGTTCGGATGTTATAAGCGCCCCCAGTAATGGGGGCTTTTGCTGTGAAAATGGGCGGCTGGTGGGTGTTGTAGCACCCGACCAGCCATCAGCTCATGCTTTCAGGTCACAAGCTAACCACGGCCCACTGCTTTAGCGCAAAAGCAAAGTGAGCCTATCAGAGTTACGCTTACTGATCTATGAAAAATACTGTAAAAATATCCAGTATTGAATTAATCAATGCTGATTGCCTGCAATACCTCCCATCGCTACCCGATAACTCCATTGATCTTATTGTTACCGATCCGCCTTATTTTAAGGTGAAGCCAAACGGCTGGGATAACCAATGGAAGGGGGACGAGGACTATTTACGTTGGCTGGATAGCTGTCTGGCACAGTTCTGGCGAGTGTTAAAACCTGCCGGCAGCATGTATCTGTTCTGTGGGCACCGCCTGGCAGCGGATATTGAGCTGTTGGTGAGAGAGCGGTTTAACCTGCTCAACCATATCATCTGGGCTAAGCCATCAGGGCGATGGAACGGCTGCAATAAGGAGAGCTTACGCGCTTATTTCCCGGCCACTGAGCGTATCATTTTTGCCGACCATTATCAGGGGCCATACAGGCCCAAAGACGATGGATATGCCGCAAAGTGTAATGAGTTAAAGCAACACGTCATGACGCCTTTAATTTCTTACTTCCGTGATGCACGGGAATCTCTTGGCGTGACGTCGGCCCAGATTGCAGAAGCCACAGGTAAGAAAAATATGGTTTCCCACTGGTTTGGCCTTAGCCAGTGGCAACTGCCGAATGAAGCCGATTATTTGAAGTTGCAGGCTCTGTTTCAAAAAATCGCCATGGATAAGCACTCACGCAACGAACTGGGAAAACCTCACCACCAGCTTGTCGCTACCTGGCAATCGTTGAGCAGAAAATATTCTGAACTCCAGCAGGAGTATTACCGTTTACGGCGACCATTCAGCGTATCGGTCACAGTGCCATATACCGACGTCTGGACTCATAAGCCTGTTCAGTTTTATCCAGGTAAACACCCATGTGAAAAGCCTGCGGATATGCTGGAGCAGATAATCACAGCGAGTAGCCGCCCGGGTGATGTTGTAGCTGATTTCTTTTTTGGATCAGGTTCAACGCTCAAACAGGCTGCTCTTCTCGGGCGAAGGGGACTAGGTGTCGAACTGGAAACCGGGAGATTTGAACAGACGGTCAGTGAAATGCGTAATTTGCTGGAGCACCAGCCACCACAGCCAAATCCCTTACCTTAGGGCTTAACCGGGCGTAAGCCGCCGGATAAACGTAACCGGCACTTAAATGGCTGCGGGGCCAGCGTCTGAAGCGAATCCCGATCACGATGCGAAAACTACATGTCCCAGCTGTGCGCAAAGTGACTTAAAGGCAGGGCCACAATTTGAATCTGCGACAACTTAGGTTGGTCGCTCCGTATCAGTAAGCGGATCCATCAGGCTCGCATTCGCGGGCCTTTTTCGTATCTGCGCCACGCTCGGCGTTATTTAACCACAGGACCCTTACCAGGAGTAGGCATGAATCTATCTCTTGAAACGGTTAGGACCTTTTTTTCATACGATGAAACTACGGGCATCCTTTATTGCAAGTCACCTTTTGGGAGTAAAAGTCCTGGCGACACTCTTGGCGTCAAGACTGATACTGGGTATTTAAGGGTATTCTTCAATGGAAAGAATATACGTGTGCACCGAATAATTTGTGTCTTGAAATACGGTGAAATTCCGTCAACCCTTGTTGTTGATCATATTGATGGCGACAAGTTGAATAACCGTATTACAAATCTCAGGCTCTGCACACAAAACCAGAACACTCGCAATCGACGGATACACAGCAATAACGCAGCTGGACTTAAAGGGGTCTATTTCAACGATTCCCCCCGCAATAGAAAAAAATGGATTGCGCAAATAAGTATTGCAAAGAAAAAAATTCGACTTGGTCGCTTCCACACTAAAGAAGAAGCGCACAGGGCGTATGTAGCTGCTTCCAGGCAGTACCATGGTGATTTTTCATCTATTTAAGCTCATAGCCGCCTCGCTCGGCGGAAAAATCAAAACCACAACTTTTCAGGGTGAGCCAGGAGGGACGGTATTACGTCGCCTTGTGGTTACCATCCCTGAGCGTTGGCTCACCACTAAAGAGAGACGTAATTATGTTCGGTATTTTTAAAAAGAAAGCCCGTAAAGCCGTTGTTGAAGTGAAAAAAATGGAAAACCGCGATGCCGTAGAAGCCACGGTCTGGGGAGCGTACTCGATTGCATACGCCGATGGCACCTGCGATGCAAAAGAGATTGCAGTGCTTGAGAAGACTATTTCGGCCCTCCCTGCATTTGCGCCATTTGCTGGTGAAATTGCCCAGATGAGTTCTAATATTCGCGCTCGCTATGAAGCATCACCACGTTCAGCCAACGCTCAGGCGTTGCGCGAACTGGCTGACGTTGCCGGGACGGATGACGCTGTCGATGTTCTTTGCCTGTGTCTTGATGTAGCTGATAACGACGGCATCGGGGAAGAAGAAGAGAAACAGCTGAAGAAAATTGCCCAGGCTCTGCAACTTCCTCTGGACCAGTACCTGTGATCGGTAAACTTCGCTGGGCCGCAGCCGGGGTGCTTTTGTTTCTGGTGGTTGCTATCGACTTCACCAGCAAAATGATGTCAATCCTGGCTGATGGCGTGCTGGTAGCCGGGGTAATCGCTTTGCTCTGGCCCCTTATTAGATCCAGTGATTAGCACTGTGCAAAAGGCATCGTAATGATGCCTTTGACAGAGTGTCAGTTATTGACGCCGCCTATGACTACATCCTAAATTATCCGTGTGGTGAATCCCCCTATGCGGAGGGGCATTGCCAGTCTGATATGTTTTTTTGCGCATTGCGAGTCGTCTGTGGACTGGCGGCGACTTACCGGGAGGCACCCGGCACCACACCTAATAAAAAATGATGATAGCTGTAAGG